TTCCCACCTATTGTTGCTACTATCATTGAAAATGGTGGTCAAAATGGTAATATTGTTTCTAAAAATATTAAAACAAGAAATATTGAGATACCAGCTGGTATCTTGAATAAAGCTGATGAACAAATACTATTGGATGAAGCGGTTAATCCATTGAAATTGATGTTAACCGATTGGGTTGCATGGATGAAGGCATCTGGATTTAATGGTGATGGTCATTATTATGCGTATCTTAATAGTGAATTTAGAAATATTGGAAAACAACAAGAGTTATTCGAAACACATGTTAAGGGAACGGCTGCTATTCCAGGAAAATCGAATCATGGATGGGGTATTGCAATAGATATCCAATTCTTGAAACGAAATGGTGGTATAATTCCTTGTTACAAACTTGATAAACAACCAAATCTTGAAGAAGGATATAACTTTACGATCAATGAATCAATTGTTTGGTTGCTTGAAAATTCATATAGATATGGCTGGATAATTCCAGAAGTATTACGAGATGATACAGGAGCTGAAGAATTCTGGCATTTTGAATATCATGGAACAGCAGCTGCTTGTCTTTTAGCTAAAAAACCAAATATTAAAGGTAAGCTTATTGATACAACAAAACCATATATTCTTGATGTTAACGGAGACCCAGTTGTTAAAAACCCATTAGATGTTAATGGAGTACAAGCTATTTATACAAGTTGTGATTTTAAATCAATAGATAAAACACTTGATGGTTCTGTAGATGTATTATTGCCAGTAAATGCTAATATAACAATAACACCACCATCAAATGATGATATTGCCTTTTATACAGCAATACTAACAGGTGTAGGAGCACAAGCCACACCTGAAAATTTGAAGTATTGTTATGCTTGGAGACAAGCTGAATCAGCACAAGCTGCTTGGAACCCATTCAACACAACACAAAGTATAGCTTCATCAACAGCCTTTAGTTGTTCTAAGAACAAACCATTGGTTAAGAACTATGATAGTCGTGATAATGGTATAAAAGCGACTGTAACAACCTTAACAAATGGCCACTATAGTAATATCGTCAATGGTTTGGTAAATGATGTTGGTGCTAAAAAACTAAGTGAAATGATTGATAATCTAACTACTTGGGGTACAGGATTTGGTGTGAATAAGGTTTTAGCTGGATCACATTTAGCACCACCACCAATTTCTAACTCATCAGTAACAGTGAGAAGTTGTTAAACTTGCAATATCGAAAATTTTTAAGTATTTTTGTAAGATGAAGGTAGCTAACATAATATCATCCAATAAGATTACTATTCCAGATGACTTTAATGTTGTTAAGACATTAGATGAGGCAATAGTAGGACTTCCAACATTGATCATTGGTTATGAGTATGTTAATAAACATTATCCTGATTTTGATATTAGCAATTTTTGTTTAGGTCCAGATTTATATTGGACTTTTAAAAGAACAGAAAGACGTGATAATTTTGAAGAGGATTTGAATCGATTTATTAAAAAGGTATACAAAGAATTAACCAACGATATTATTTATGTTTTTGTTGACCCAATTCAATATAAGTCAAAAACGCTTATTAAGATTGTTAGAAAAATTTATTCTTTGAAAAACATAATATCATTTATCAATGGTAATATGGTTTATCTTTATAGTGACAAATTTATATTTGGAATTGATTTAAAATTATTGAAATTTATGGGAATTGATATTGATAAAATAAAAAATAAAATTAAGAGTATTAGTTCTGATTTTTTGGATGATAATAAGATACTTATAGAATATAAAAAAACTGTTGATGCACTCGATAATCAAGTGAGATACATACCTTTTTTATTTTCCATAAAAAATGAACAAAACAATACTTCTAGCCTCATTCATATTCCCTGAAAGAGTTGAATGGTTTCTTAGTTACCTTGATGCTAAATTTAATATAACTAAAGATAAGGTTTTTTGTTATAAAAACCTAGATGATGAATCCAAACTCATCATTACCTTCAAAATAATTTTACCAGAAGGTAAGAAGATCAATTTAAAAGACTTATTCCCAAGTGCTGTTCCAATACATAAAAAAGGAAACGCTCTATATACGATAAATGCATTAAATAAGCTCATAGATCAAGAACTGGGAGATAACGCTGGAAATATCGATTATAGGACTTTTAAGATCAATTGGGAAGAGTATCAGAACAAAATGATATTGATTAATGGTAAGGACCTTAGGATTTTTCCAATTACTAGGCTTTTTTAGGTATTTTGCGATATTTATATACAAACATAATACGCATTAATCAAAAAGGTTATGGAAAACAACAACGAAAACAAAAAGAAGGACTTAAATGATGCTTTAGATGCTATTTTAAGCAATGAAAATCAAGACCCAAATCTAGATTGTAGTTCTGGTGTTTGCATCATAAAAGGTGATAAAAGCCTAGTCGAAAGAATCAACAAAAAAATAATTACCGAAGATGGTAGACAATTATTATTCTAATAATAAATGAAAAAGAAATTTAATCCAGAATTATTGAAAGAAGAGCTTAACAAATTTAAGCTTTTATCTGAATATGATTTTTATCAAGAGAAAAAAGAGGCACCTGAATATAAAGACCTTATATTAGGAAACGCACTAGATGAAGCTGATGATGTACCTGATGATTTAGAACCAGCTGATGCTGCTGATAAAGTTGCGTCTGATTTGGGTGTTGATGCTGATACAGATACTGCGAATACAAATACTGATACTCCAGATAATGGAGAAGTTTCTGGTGATATTCCAGAACCTGATGGAACAGAAGAACCAGCTCCAGCTGCTGAACCAGCACCTGTTGAAGAACCAGCTAGTGATGATGTTGAAGTTGATGTTACATCTTTGGTTAAAGGTTCTGAAGAAGCTAAACACTCTGCTGACATTGCTAGCAAAAATTCTGAAATATTGATGAAGAAATTAACTGATTTAGAAGCACATGTTGCAAATATGTCAAATATAAGCAATAAGATTGAAGATTTAGAAAAAGAAATCATTAAGAGAAATCCAACACCAGTTGAAAAATTGGAAATGAGATCATTGAGTTCTTATCCATATAGTCAAAAATTAACTGATTATTGGGCAACTAAACAAGGTGCATATGATGTTATGGGAAATGATAAGAAGAAAGAATATGTATTGACAAAAGATGATGTTGATTCTGATTATAGTGATTCTAGTGTTAAACAATCATTCAATACACAGAATGATGGTTATGATGAAGAGAACATAAATGATTATGACGAAGAAGACATTTAATGATAATTTTTATATGTGAAATGAGCCCCAAATTGGGGCTTTTTTCTTGCATATAAATAAAGAAAAGTTTAACTTGTATGTGTTAAAAAACCTTCGTATCTTTGTAAAAATAGGTAAGAAAAAAGATAGAATAAATACTCATTTTACCAATGATTTTACTTGACTTTTATTGATAATTTAGTATCTTTGTAATAACTAAAAATAGAAAAATAACAAACAAATATAAATAAACAAAAACAGAAAATGAGTAATGAAAAAAATCCGTTAGCAGCAATGTTAGCACAGTACGAAAGTAACAACAAACCTAAGTACGAGAAAAAAAATGACAAAGTTTATGATTTGAAAAACTACTTTAATACATTCATTAAAGAAGGTGTAAAATCAGCAACAAAACAAATCAGAATCCTTGGAACACATGATGGTTCATCACCATTCGTTGAAATGTATGCACACAAGGTACAAGTTGACGGAGAATGGAAAACATTCCCATGTTTAAAACATGAAAAAGGTGAAGCATGTCCATTCTGTGAAGCTCGTGAAGCTTTACTTGCAACTGGAAAAGAAGCTGACAAAGAATTAGCTAAAAAATACAACGCTAGAATGTTGTACATAGTTAAAGTTATCGACAGAGATAATGAAGCTGATGGTGTTAAGTTTTGGAGATTCAACCATGACTATCGTAAAGAAGGAATTTATGATAAAATCATTGGTGTATTAAACGCAATAAAAAAAGATGTAACAGACCCATCTACTGGTCGTGATTTATTGTTGACAATCAACAGAAATCAAAGCAATGTTCCAGTTGTATCAGCAGTTGCGTCATTGGACCCAAGCGTTCTTTCTGAAAATGCTGATCAAGCAAAAACTTGGTTATCTGACACAAGAACATGGGAAGATGTGTATTCAGTAAGAAATTACGATTACATGGAAATCATTGTTAAAACAGGCAGTGCTCCAGTTTGGGATAAAGAACAAAAGAAATTTGTATCTAAAGATGCTGTAAAAGCTGAAACAAAAAATGATTTAGAAGCAGAATTGACAATGGGTGTTGAAAATGTTAAAGCAAATGTAAAAGCTGCAACAACAACAACAACAGAAGCAAGCGAAACAGTTGCAGAACCAGAAGGTGAAGAAAAAGACGATCTTCCCTTCTAAAATGTAAAAATAATTCTACCTTTCTAAATATTTATTTAATATAACAAATAAATATTTAGAAAGTTTAAATGGAAGAAATTAAAAAAAAAAGTGTTTTAAATGTGAATTGGTTCTACCAATATCTGAATTTTATAAACATAGTCAAATGTCTGATGGACATATTAATAAATGTAAAAGTTGTGCTAAAAATGATACATTAAAAAATGAATTAGAATTGAGGAAAAATCCAGAATGGGTTTTAGCTGAAAAGAAAAGACATAGAGATAAGTATCATCGACTTGAATATCGAGGTTTATGGAAACCAAGTTATGAAAAGAAGAAAGCAACAATTAAGAAATACAATCAAAAATTTCCAGAAAAATACATGGCTTATAAATATGGGGAGTTATATTTAACCAAAAGTCCAGATTTTGATTTGCATCATTGGTCATATAATCAAGAAGATTGGTTGGATATTATAGAATTATCAATTAAAGATCATGGTTTTTTACATAGATATGTTGTTTATGATCAGGAAAGAATGATGTATAGAACATTAGATGGAATTCTTTTAGATACAAAAGAAAAACATTTAAAATATTTTAATGAATGTAAACTTAAGTATGAATATTAAAAAAACGAATAATGAAAACTATTGAAAAGAGTGATTTAAATAAAGATTTAGCAAAATATTTATTGGATAATAAAAATATTTTTGTTAGAAGAGATAATGGTATTATCAGACATATCAAAATATTTGAAAACAAAGATGATTTGATTGATTATATAAAAATTAATTTTGATGAAGGAAATGATTGGAGTGTGTTTTATACAGGTGAAGATGCTTATTTAACAGCTTGTAATAATAAATATCATGGATATTTAGATGATTTTTTATTTGATTTAGAACAGATTGAAACAATTCCATTAGATATAAATGAACATTTAAAATCATTACTATCTTATGATGAAATAACTAGTGTTATTTCAAGAGATTATTTTATTGATGCAATTTATGAAGTTAACACTATGAAAATATTTTGTGAAGTAGATAAAAATAAAGCAACAAAAGGTAGTTTTACCTTTAATGAAAATCAAGGTCCAGTTCAATATGAAATATATCCTTTTTAATTGATTTAAAAATAGAAAATAATGGAAACAATAATAAAAACAAATTTAACATCAAAATTAGAAAAAGCATTATTAAACAATAAATTTTGTTTTGTAATGAAAGAAAACGAAAACATTATTTTTGTATCAGATTTTGAAACAAAAAATAGTTTGTCTAATTATCTCAAAACATTTTTTGATATTTCAGCAACGTTTGAATATAGAACAGCTGAAGAAGCTTATGTTTATAGATGTAATTATTTATATAAAACATATTTAGAATTAATATTAAAACATTTTAAAGATGGAAAAGATTGGGGTGAAGATGAAAATAAACTTTATAAAAAATTAGATGATACATTTAAACGTAAAGAATATTTTCAAAAAATAATGACGTATGATAATATGGTACTTTGTATTCCAAAAGGAATTAATGATGTTGACGGAATTTTTGAACGAGAAAATACAAATTTAATATGTAGTGTGAATTCAATAGAATCGACAAAAGGAAATTATGAAAATATAAGTTTTGAAATTTATTAATAGGTGTTTCACAATTAACAAAATGGAGGTGAGAAATCACCTCTTTTTGTTCAAAACAATAACAAAAGTATAAAAATATGAAAAATGGCTAAAAAACCACAGAAAAATAGTGATGGCGGTAAAAAACCACCAATTAATAAAAAACCATTTAATCCAGATGAATTTAAGGATGATGAAGGATTAAATCGTGATGTAAGAAATAAAGAATTGACTTGGATACCTCTTTCAGAAGCATTTCATGATGCATTAAAAGTTCCAGGTATACCTAAAGGATATTTTACTTCTTTTAGAGGATATTCTAATACAGGAAAATCAACCGCTATATATGAAGGTGTTGCTGGTTGTCAAAAAATAGGTGATTTTCCTGTAATTTTTGAAACTGAAGGTAATTGGAATTGGGAACATGCTAGAAATTGTGGAGTTCAATATGAAGAAGTTATTGATGAAGAAACAGGTGAAATAAAACAAAAAGGAAATTTCTTATTCATGAGTGGTGATGATCTTTTGAAAAGATATGAAACATTTGACTACTCATCAACAAAAAATGGTACCAAAAAATTAAGACATGAAGTTGTTGTTGAAGATATCGCTAACTTTATGAACTATATTTTAGATAAACAAGATGAAGGGAAAATCACTCGTGATATAGCATTCTTTTGGGATTCAGTTGGGTCAGTAAATTGTTTCAAAGGAGCTATGTCAAATTCAAGTAATAATCAATGGACTGCTGGTGCAATTGGTGCTTGTTTTAAATCTTTGATTTATGGTAGAATACCAAATACTAAAAGAATTGATATGCCATATACTAATAGTTTTGTTATAGTTCAACAAGTATGGTTGGATAATGAAAATAAAGTAATTAAACATAAAGGTGGTGAGGCGTTTTTTAGTGCTCCAAGAATGATATTTCACTTTGGTGGAATTTTATCACATAGTACTAATAAACTTAAAGCAAAATCTGGTGGTGAAGAATTTCAATTTGGTACTGAAACAAAAATTAGATGTGAAAAAAATCATGTTAATGGTGTAGAACAAAAAGGTGTTATTGCATCAACACCACACGGTTATTGGAATCCAGATAAGATTGAAGATTATAAAAGAATTCATAAAGATTATATTATGAAGCATCTTAATACTACTATGGATGATTTTGATATTACAAAAGAACCAGATGGTCCTCAAGAGGATTAAAAAAACTTTTTATTAACCTTTTAAATTAAATGCTTTGAATAAAAGACCACCACGTAGCGGTGAACAAATCGTAAAACTACAAAATACACTATTGGTTGACGGAAATGCCCTATTTAAAGTAGGGTATTTCGGTGCCAAGAGCGAGTATAATCAACATGGCCAACACATCGGTGGTCTATATCAATTCCTAACAATACTTCGTAAAATACTTACAGAAGATTTATATCACAGAGTATATGTATTCTGGGATGGAAATTTCAGTGGCAAGTTAAGATATGAAATTTATCAACCATATAAGAGTGGTCGTGGTAAAGATTATATCAATGGAACTCAACCAATTGATGAGTCTGAATTACAACAACGAAAACTTGTTTGGGAATACTTGAATGAAATGTATGTTAGACAATTAAAACATGAAGTGATTGAAAGTGATGATTTCATTGCATATTATTGTTTGACAAAAAAAGAAAACGAAAAAATAACTATCTTAACTCATGATAGAGATTTTTGTCAACTGATCTCCAATGATATCAGAATTTATTTTTTAGATTTGAAAAATTATGTTGACCCATCCAACTTTTCTTCGTACTTTTGCTATAATCACGAAAACTCACGTCTGATAAAAACCATATCTGGTGATGATAGTGATTCCATAAAAGGAATAAAAGGTGTTAAAGAAAAAACACTTATTAATTTATTTCCAGAATTAAAAGATAGATCATTAACCATTGACGATATTATTGATAGTGCGAAAAAGCAACAAGAGGAAAGAATAACAAAGAAATTAAAACCGCTTAAAACTCTTGATAATATTATCAACAAAATAACAGATGGTGTTCAGAAGGAAAACATTTATGAAATAAATGAAAGACTTGTAAATCTGAAAAGACCAATGTTGACTGAAGATGGTATAAAAGATTTAGAACAATTAATTGATGGGACTCTTGATTCATCTGGGAGAGACCTTAAAAATGTTCTTGTAATGATGAAAAGAGATGGGTTGGATAGAACGATTGGTGAACAAAGATATCCAGAATATCTATTACCATTTAAAAAATTAATAGATCGAGAAAATAACGAGTAATTCAACAAACAATAAATAAATAACAATTTTATGACAACAGAAACACAACCAAAAAGAACAACTGAGTGGTCTTCTAATTTCGGAAAACCAATTGAAGAACAACGATTTGAATTCATCCTGTACATCAATGATCACATCATTTGTCAGAGATATTTCAACATTCGTGATTACAATGAAGATTCCATTCAATCACTTGAAATAAAAGAATTGATGGAAAACATATGTGGAATGAGTAATGGGCCTATTGGTGAATTAGGGATCATACCTAAGTTCTTGAAAAATAAATCAGTTGATTATATTTGGAATAATTACAATCCTTATAACATTCAACCAGATCAAGGTACTAAAAATATCTATGAAAAAGCAGATAATTTCCAATTTGAAATTAAGATAGATAAGAAGATGGTGGCTAAAGCTCAATTTACTGGAAATGTATTTCCACCAAAGGTGAGATATGCTGTAGATATAAAAGAAATTATTCCGTCAATTATGAGTGAAATTAGGCATTTTTTAAGCCAAAAAAATTATACTAAAGTAGAGTCGAATGTGACACTTTAAGATATTTATTATAACAAGAGTTTTTAAAGAAAGTGAAAAATTAAATGGCAAAGATAGATAAGGATAGTTTGGGGTATTTGGGTTTTGATTATCAACTTAGGTTGATGGCCCAAATACTAACAGACACAAAATTTGCAAATTCTATCATTGACATCGTTGACCCAAATTACTTTGATGATCCTTATTTAAGGATCATCGCTGCAACTATAAAGGATGCTAAAAGAACAGATGATATTATTCCAGATTTTGGAAGTGTTGAATTTAGACTCTTAGCTGATATTAAAGATGATGTGCAGAGAAAGTATGTTGTTTCCCAATTACGTAAAGTTGAATCTGCAAATTTAAATGATACATTTAAAGTGCAAGATGTAGCAATGAAGTTTTGCAAACAACAAGAATTGAAAAAATCAATAAAGGAGATTCAAAAAATTATTGATAAAGGAGATGTTGAAAATTATGAACAATGCGAATCAATATTAAGAAAAGCATTAGAACATGGTGATAACAAAGATGATGGGTTAGATGTTCTTGATAACATTAAAGAAGTTTTAGTAGATGATTTCAGAAAACCAATACGAACAGGTATTAAGGGGTTAGATGAAATAATGGATGGTGGTTTATCAAAGGGAGAACTGGCTGTTATATTAGCACCATTTGGTGTTGGTAAAACAACTATGATGACCAAGATAGGCAATACAGCCATGAATGATGGTTATAATGTTTTACAAATATTCTTTGAAGATAATCCAAAGGTTATCCAAAGAAAACATTTATCTTGTTGGTCAGGAATCGACTTGAATAATTTATCTCTTCATAAAGATGAATTAATTAAGATGTGCAATGAAATGGCCAGCAAGTCTAGAAATGGTAAAGGTGTATTAAAGCTTAAAAAATTTGCAAGCGATGGTACAACAATACCAATTATCAGACAATACATTAGAAAGTTGATAGCCCAAGGGTTTAGACCAGATTTAGTGCTATTAGATTACATTGATTGCGTCCAACCTTCAAAGCATTTTGATGATGCTAACGTTGGTGAGGGCAGTATTATGAGGCAATTTGAAACATTACTATCAGAACTAGACTTAGCTGGATGGACAGCAGTACAAGGTAATAGAAGTTCAATTAAAGCCGAAGTAGTAGAAGCTGATCAAATGGGTGGATCAATCAAAAAAGGACAAATAGGTCACTTTATTGTATCTATAGCAAAAACACTTGACCAAAAAGAAGCTGGAACTGCTACAATGGCAATTCTAAAATCAAGATTTGGTAAGGATGGTGTTATTTTCCAAGATATTAAATTTGATAATGCAACAATTCAAATTGATATGGGTGAAAGTAAAGGAGGAAGAACCACAACGGAATACAAGAAAGATACTGATACAAAGAACTTGCAAAGAGTTAATTCAGTATTAGAAGCTACGAAGGCTAGAAATAGAGCACTTAGTGGACCCACCGAAGAAGGTGTGGAGGCAACATAATGAATAAAATAATTAATAATTAATATGGATTTATCAACCAGCATATTATCGGACATAACAGTTCATATGAAATATGCGAAATTCATACCAGAGTTAAATAGACGAGAAACTTGGTATGAATTAGTGACTAGAAACAAAAACATGCATCAAAAAAAGTATCCTCAGATAAAAGATGAAATCGAAGATGCTTACAAATTTGTATATGATAAAAAAGTACTACCATCTATGCGTAGTCTTCAATTTGGGGGGAAATCAATTGAGATAAGTCCAAATAGAATTTATAATTGTGCTTATCTACCAATTGATGATTGGAGAGCATTCAGTGAAACAATGTTCCTATTGCTTGGTGGTACAGGAGTTGGATACTCAGTACAAAAACATCACATTGAAAACCTACCTGAAATTAGAAAACCAAACCAAAATAGAAGCAGACGTTTCTTGATTGGTGATTCTATTGAAGGATGGGCTGATGCGATTAAAACACTCATGAAAGCATATTTTGAAGGATTATCAGACCCTGATTTTGATTATTCTGATATTAGACAAAAGGGTGCATTGTTGGTTACTAGTGGTGGTAAGGCACCAGGACCACAACCTTTGAAAGATTGTATTCATAACATTAAAAAAATTCTTGATGCAAAACAAGATGGAACCAAATTAACACCAATAGAAGTTCATGATATCGTTTGTTTTATTGCTGATGCAGTATTAACTGGTGGTATACGTAGAGCAGCACTTATTTCTTTATTCTCATTAGATGATGAAGAAATGCTTGCAGCTA